GGTGTAGGCGTTGGTTCAGTCGGCGTAGGCGTAGGCGTAACCGGCGTTGGAGTGGGCTCCGCTGGTGTAGGGGTGGGCGTAACAGGCGTGGGTGTTGGCGAAACTGGAGTCGGACTAGGACTAGGTGTTGGCTCCGGTGTAGTTGTAGGTAAAGTCGTAGGAGAAGTTGTAGGTGTAGCTGTGGGCGCAGTTGTAGGTGAAGTTGTGGGAGAAGTTGTAGGAGTTGGCGTTGGAGTAGGCGTTGGCTCAGTCGGACGATCAGGCGTAGGAGTTGGCCCTACGATTACTACAGGCGGACGCACGGCTGTAGGCGTAGGCGTAGGCGTAGGTTTTGGCTCAATTGTTTTGGTATCCAAATCCATCTTAATGATTTCATTGGGATTGACATCATATGGAAGTATTACCGTCTCCTCTTTGCCATCGTCATGCGCAATTACAGCTTTCTTTGTTGCAGGGTCATAGGATATGATTACAAAGTCTTCAAAGCCAGTTAGAAACTCATCGCCGCCTACGTTTATAGTTGGAATAGGCGGTTCAGGAGTTAAGGTAACCGGCGTTAGGGGCTTAAGAGGTGGATTGAGAATGGCATTTATGTCGTTAAAAATTGGATTGTCAACAATTCCTGGATTTCTATCAAATATCTTTTGAAGTTCGTCTTTAAAAACTTGAGAAGATCCAGGGGCTGAATTGGGATCATTCTTTGCATCATTAATAGCTTTTACAAGCTCTCTGGCATATGAATCCCCACCAGCAAGGAATGAGGACATTCCTGGGATTTGTCTCAATACCTCAAGACCCATAGCCGTTTCGGCGGCGTCAAGTCCTCCGTATATTCGCACAATATCAAGTGGTTTAGTGGGCCTTCCCTGTCTTGCCAACTCAGCCGTCAAGTCTTTTGCATCTACATTTATAGTAGTTATTTCTCTATTTGGCCCATAGGAAAATCCTTGGCGGCGCAGCGCCTCATTGGTAGCGTTTATGTCGCCATCTTTCGGGTAAATCCGACTCATCAACTCAAGATATTTTGATGGATTGCTTTTAGCAAACTCACGCTCAAAAACAGTTGCATCAACACCTATTATTCTTCCATCGGCAATGTAGTAGTAGCCACCATTTGCATTGAGTGAAAGAGGAGCAGGAACAATCTTCCCGGTTGCAAAGTCCATAATGCCAATGGTCTTGGGCAAACCATTAGCATCCACAACTATTTGATTTGCTCTCAATGGCTTAGGCGCACCAGCAGGCCCAGCAACTAAATCTTCATCAAAGTCAACAGAGGTAATGTCTTTGTTATAGCTGCCAATAGGCACGTTTGCATCCATAAACCCAATCAACGTGTCATATGCATTCTGGGCTGTAAGAGTTTGAGACTCTGGCCGTTCGCCAATAAACTTTTGTACCTCGGCATCAGTAGGATCTCTACCAAGCACACCCTTCAAAAAGTCTTTGGCCTCGCTGGAATCTGTTACCAAAGGATCTAACTGAGCATTTATTGCCGCAAAGGTCGATTCCTCATCCCGTGGGCCAACAAACTTCTGCAATGACTTAAGATCATCTGCGCTCGGATCCCTGTTGTACACAGCTTTAAATTGCGCCCTTACCTCATCGGCATCTGTGTACAAAGAATCAGACTTGGCAACAGCATCAGATAGACCAGAAGTGGGTTTACTAGGATCAAATGACCAATCTTTCTTAATTGCATCAACCAACTCAGGGCTGGATTGCATTCCACTGTCTTTAAGAAAAGAAATAATCTTTTCTTGTTCTGTGCTGTCAGTTACTTTTGTTTTGAAATCAGCATCAGTTAAGCCAGATTTCCCCCAAATTGTGTCTGGGTTTGGCGTGACCTTAGATAATCCCTTTTCCGCCTTAAGCATCTCAAGGGCATCGGCCAACTCAACTAAGCCATTGCCATCGTAGTCGTATTTTTTATCTTTATCTTTTGGTTTTTTGTCATTGGTGACTTCACGCAACACCTCTTGGGCATCTGCGATTGTCGGGATGTTTGCAAGAAACGGTTTGATGTCATTAGGCGTGGCATCTCTTCTAGTAATTTCTTTAAACAGAGCGGCTTTGCTTTGAAATTCTTGATACTCAGCCATTGAGTCAAGGCCCAATGTACTTGCCGTTGCGTATTCACCGGGAGTTTCAAAGCCGCTTAACTTTGCTGTAGCCTTTTGCGCATCGCCGCCCCACCCTTCGTTGCGTGCCAAAACATCACGATACTCATATGGGTCTGTTATGCCCTGCTTTGCAGCGTTTTGCTTCTCAGTCCAATTTTTCCAGTCTTCGCCTATTGCGTAATTGTTAAGCTCTGTAGCGGAGATCTTGTAATCAACACCGTCCAGGGTGTATGTGTCAAAGCCATTCTGTAGCGAGAAGTTTTTTTTGACTTCTCCCATATAGTTATAAACTTTTGCGTCAAAGTTTGAATCTCTGTTTGTATACCAGATAAACTTATTTAATTCATCAGCCGTAGCCTCCCGGCCAAGTTCTTTTTGGATCTTGGAGTTTGCTTCCAGGCCGTTTGCAATAGCACCCAGGCCAGCAGTGATTGCCGCTTGCAATGTGGCGGCATCCATTTCTTTTTGGGACTTGCCCTGCAAGCTCGTTGTGACTGCGGCGGCAAAGACTCGTTGAATTGGTACGGGAAGCTGTGAAAAGCCAGATATTGACCCGGCAACGGAACCAATACCAGCTGCAATGCCGCCATCAATGAAAGCTTTGCCGACATCTTTGCCGTATATGCCCGCAACAATAGCGCTTGTTCCTGCGTTACCTAAAATGGCTGTTGCCACTTTGCCCAACTCAGCAACGGGCATATAAGCACTTACCCCTTTTGATACAAGATCCGAAACCTGTCCTGCGGCATATATCTTTGCAAGATCAACAACACCTTTTTCAATATTCCCGGTGGTTAACGCTTGAATAGTGGCAGCTGTGGAGGCAGAGTATGTGGCATAAATTGCCCCCAATCCCATGCCTGGAGAAATCACCTCCAACACAATTGGCATGATTGCATTGACAGTGGGAAGCCCCGCCCTCAATCTGTCCGCAAGCCATCCATTTACATAATACTCGTAGCCTCGGTGTCCGCTGAAATTTGCCCCCGATACCGTCCCGTCATTGGTGATATAGTTTTGCTCTACCCTCTTATCGCTTACCTTTTGAGGCATGGACACATATGACAAAGTGTTTAAGTGTTCATTTCCCGTGGCGTTTGGGTATCCAATTCCAACAATTGGCGGACGCCCACTAGATAAGTCGTAGCCGCCATATGTAGGTAAACCTTCACTATTTGCTATTTTTAAATTAATAGCATCTTGCGCTTTCCAAACAAAACCAGGAGTTCCATCTGGCGCAGTAAATTGTTGCGCTTTGTCAAAGACATCTTTATTTAAAAATCTTGCATTGTAAAATTGATAATCTTTCCCATTCATTTGAGATATGAAACCCCTGTTTACATAATCTCGTGAAGCAAAATAATACTGGTTTCCGTCTGCGCCAATCATTGCTTGACCGGAAACATCATTAAAATAAACGTTTGGATCACCGCCCGTGTTGGGCGTCACGTTGGTATTTAAATAATTTGCGCTTTGGGCGGCTAGTTCTTCTGGTGTTGCCATATCAAGTCACCGGTAAAGCTGAAACAAATGAAAGGGTAGCCACAACCGATTGGGTTGATGGCTTGGTAGGAGTACCCGATGCAGCAAGGTGTTGGATGCTCACAGCAGCATTGGGTATAGACCAATATATTTCAATGTAATCATTTTCGGCCATGCTCAAGAAATAATTCCATCCAACTATTGTGTGTCCATCTGTTCCAGCGTGTCTGTTGGGGATAGATACAAATCCTGTTGACCCGGGAATGTCCACGCCGTTTTGCCGCAACCAGATGTAAACATCTTGAAAAGCAGTGTCGGTGTTTTGGAACTGAGCAGAGAATTGGAGGTTGTATATACCGGCATTTGCCACCGTGATCTTACTGTTGGACGGAACAGCTACAGTGCCCATGGACACTTGGTTAGAGAAGTCCGTTGTGTTCAACGTCATCAGGGTAGCTGTATTGATCGTGGCGGTTTGATCTGCGTTAGAGGAAAATGCCCCGTAGGGAAAGTTAACGTACTTTCCCCCGGTTGTGTCCAGAAGACCCCCAAATGCGCTATCAATCTGGTTGAAATACAAACGCAGGATGTTGCGAAACTGATCCTCGTCCGTGCGGATGTATTCAAGGGGTGATGCGGGTAACGCAGGCGCTCTGAACTTGCGAAGGAACCGGGTGACAATAGTTGCCATCAGCGTCTGCCGTCCTGGCGGATGTCGATACGTGGAGAGCCAAGCTGCCAAGTCACACCTGCCGCCGTAGATCTAACCTCCATAGCTATCTGCCTCCCTCTCACCCGAGTATAGATCTGACCAGTAAATTCCTCTATAGGGAGAATGGCCGTTCTGGTGACAGTAGCATTGTTTTCTCCGCCAACAGATGCTGGGCTGTTATACCCAGAGCCTGAGTTTTGCATGGGCTTGAGATACATCGTCACTTGAGGGCTGGTCGCAGTCGATCCCCTGAACGTAATGTCAGGCAGCACACGCCAAATAAACCCAAACCTATCCCCATCTTCCAAGTCAATCTCAGCAGATGTGATGAAAGCTTCAATTGGTAACGTTACCGCCGTAGTGTTATCGTCTACGCCCTGCTCATGGTTAACGATGTTGTAGTCGTAGGTGGCAGCAAGGGGATAGTCTCGCAGACCGCTATCCAGCCAAGCCGTTCTAGCCATTGAGCCGTAGTACCAGCAGCCTTGGCCCTGGTTTTCTGCGTAGTTAAAGACCACATAGCTGTCAATATTGGTGCTTGTGCCAGAGCAATAGAACCACCAAATCTCATTAAACCCCTCGTTTGTTCCTGCAAGAACCTGGGTAAATTGAGATTTATTGATGGTTGAAAACACGTATTGGCGCAGATCGCAATTCTGTGTCTGGGTTCTACCATCGTATTTGTAGAACTTATCCACGCCCATCCAGTACGCCACGCCGTTAGCGTAAGCAACAGCGTTTTCTGATGCAATAGAAATGTTATCGCCAACAATTTGTGGAGCCCATACATTAGGGGCTCCCACATACTGTAGAGAATAAAGAGATGAATCAGTCCACACCAAGATTTCTTGACGGGCCTGCATGGCTGTAATAATCTGTGACCCGTGAGAAAGGTAAGTAAATCCAGCATCGACAGTGGGGCTTGGCGTCCAATTGAAAGGATCTCCCTGGTCTGACCAGCGGATGAGCATTGGATTGAATGTCGCTGATCCGTACTCCGTGGCCCCAAAAGCAAACACAAACCGGCTGGAATCAGATACCAATATGTAGTTTTGGGCAATTGGCACATCTGTTGCGCCACCGTAATCTTCCGCAGCTATGGCCCTGGAGGCAATCTTATGAACCCCTGATTGAGATCCCGTAGTATTAATGGCTGCACCGTTATAAGTAGCCGATAAATTACAGTCTGTACCCGTTGAATTTATAACGTAGTACACCTGACCAACATTTAACCCGGTAGGCAGCGCCCCCGTTGTAGTCAGCACAATTGCCATGCCATTAGCCAATGTAATGGATGTAGACAAAACTGCTGGCGTAGCAATCGTCACAGTGAATGTCGTACCCGTCAACCCAAAAGTTGCATCCCAATAGTAAATGCCACCACCGCTTGGGCCAAAGATAAGATCCTCACCAAAGTTACTTTGACTCCACATACGGAATGGCTGCTGCGATGATGTTCCTATGCCCCATAGTCCAGATCCCCAGGTTCCCCCGCCCCAGCCAACAACGGCAGCAGCATATGAAGCACCAGTGGCTATCTGATAAGCAGCCCGAACAGTGCCCCCACCAGCAGCAGAAGTCGAGGATGCCTTAGCCGTTACCGTGCAAATCCCTGATTGAACTGATCCTGCGGAATCAATCACAACTCCACCAGAAGTCAAAGATAGACTAAATGTGTAGCCGGAAGTATTTACTACGTAATAGGTTGTTCCAGCAACATACGGCGAAGGAAGCACACCCGTGGTAGTTAACGTTACTTGCACACCATTTGCAAGCTGAAACTGCGTTGCAAAAACAGTATTTGCTTTGGCCGTACCAGAACCAGACCCAGCGCCTGTAGCGATAAACGCTACGCCAACAGTGTTAGCTGACGCTCCAATTAACGTGAAATCAGTGGTTCCTACAAATGTTATGCTGTACGAATTACCAATCACAAAAGATCCGGCAGCGATGGGAACGTTACCAGCAATAGAGATTGACGCTTCCGATTGAACGGGTACGGTGTAAGTGTTGGCCGTGGTGGTATAGGTTAAAAGGTATTCCCCTAACAAAGTAATGCCACCATTGGACGATGAGCCCGTGAAGGTTACATAGCCATTGTTTGAGTACCCGCCGTTTGCATCAGTGACCGTTACCGTGGACGATCCACTCACCATAGCAAATGGATTGGTCAGCGTGTTGGTTTGATTGATCGGGGTTATATCGTAGTAAAAGCCACCGCTTTCGATGTAAAACTTTAAATTGGTTCCTACGCCCAAGAGCTTTTGTGCGCCAAGCGTAACCCATGCCCACAGGGAGCGGCACACACCAATAAACTTTTGTGCAGAGATTTGTTGCCAACCGCCAATCTTCTCTGGCGTACCCTGGCGAAAGCGGATCTTGTCACAGTCATACCACCCATTCTCACTGGTGTAACGGGTGTTCTCCTTATTTACACCGGGCCTGAGCAGAAGTTTTTTGAGTGGCATTTTTAACCCTATGACAAGAACATGGCTCGTTCATCGATACGCCGATTTTGCAGCCCTTTGAGTATTTTCCCACCAGCCATATTTGCATTACAATAAGGCATCTTTGGAGACAAATATGAAGCCCATTTATAAGCGCATTCAAACACAATGTCAACGATGCGGAACACCGTTTGAAACATCTGAAAACAGGGTTGCAGAGGGCCGTGGGAAGTTTTGTTCAAAGTCGTGCGGGACGGCGACACAACACACCAAACACGGTCACGCAAAAAATGCAACCCCAACAAAAACGTATTCCACATGGGTTGCAATGCGCCAAAGATGCGAAAACCCCCAGCACGCATCATATGCTCAGTATGGAGGAAGGGGGATAACGGTATCAAGCGAATGGCAAACATTTGAAGCGTTCCTTGCCGATATGGGTGAAAAGCCAAACAACACCAGCCTTGATCGTATTGACAACTCTAAGGGGTACTTTAAGCTCAATTGTAGATGGGCGACACGGCATGAGCAACAGGCAAACATATCTAGCAATGTGCACATTACTTACCAAGGCAAACCATTTATTATTGCCACGCTTGCCAGACATCTTGGGGTTAATTGGATGACGCTGAAATACCGCATCAACGCCAACTGGCCGGAAGAAAAGTGGAATAAGCCTACGATAAAAACATAGCTCGTTCATCAATCCTCCGATTCTGCAAACCCTTTAAAATTTTGCCCCCAGCTAAACAGTATTTGAGGAGTTCTTCCGCAGCACCCGCTTTATCGCCCCGAAGCAGCTTTTGACGAAGCGTTGAACGCTGGAGTGTTCCAAGACCGACATTGAAACTAAAGCTAACAAGGCTATCATACATACCTTGTGTAAGGGGAACGGGACAGAACTGAGCCACTCCACGCTCAAACCTTGCAAGATCGCTTCTGAGAATCCCATCTACTTCGTCCTTTGAAAACGTGCGGCTATCTTCTGGCCGAAGCTGATAAGCGCCTCTTTGATCCATTGGTATCTTAGCTTGGTCTGGGTAAAGTACATGTCCAACTCCTATTGTCCAAAGCAGGGCTGGGCACCGATACGGCTTGTACCGAATGCCCTCATGGTGGCAGATGACCTTGATGGCCTCTGGGCTGAGATTCATTTCTTGAACGCCTGACCGCCAAACCAGAACGACACGATACAAGCCCAGATGATCTGAGTCTCATCGTCCCACAGGTTGTCCAGCGCCACGGTAAATTCCACGTTTGTATGCCATGCGTAGTAGAAGCCAAAGATTTCAACAAACATAAACATGGCAAACATGCCGTAGGTGATGACGCTACGGGTGGCGGCTCTCATGTTGATGACCCAAGTGCTGGCTCCTTGGCCCAAGGCAATATCGTGTGCGTACAGGGCTTGTCGCTCCTGCATAGCAGTCTGGGCATTGGTGACCTCGGCGTTAATCTGAATTTGCTCAGTCTGGATGTGTTCAATGCGCTCCTGCGCTTCCAGGCCAGCTTTTTTCAGGGTCAGTTCCCGCTCGGTCTGCATTGCCGCCAAAGCAAGCTCATGTTTTTTGTCTGCCCGGTCTTGGAAGAACTCAAGGATTTTGGGCAAGCCACCCATGAGGAAGCTGATGAGGGATGAGAACAGGGTGAGCATGATTAACCTTTCAGTTCAAAACTTAAGTTGGGGTGGCGTGGATACTGCACAACACGTTGCCCCTCGGGGCATTTGTATATGATGGTTGCCAGTAAAGTTGCCTTGCCTTCAGCAATCTTCTCTTTTCTCACCATCGTGAGTTGATATGTAAACGTATCAATCTCTGGCCCTGCGGGGCCGCTGAATCTGCTTGCTGTGGTGGTTGCTTCATGCACCATACCATTTGCGTCCCGAATGCTTGGGGTAAAACTCTCAACAGAGCAGTCATCCCGTTTCTTTATTCTTGCAACGGTGACATTGATGGGCTGTCCAGCTTCTGCCACGATCTTGAAGTTTTCAGGCGACCACTCAATGATTGCACGGTCAAACCAGCCAAACTTGTCAGCCAGTGTATAACTGCCACCCAGTGCGGCAACGCTTGCGGCAACTGCTCCAATGGCTTTGGTAAGGTCAATCATCTTTTTTCTTTTCCTCTTCAACCTGCTTACGCAGCTTTTCAACTTTTTCCATCTGGGCCTTGGCCTCTCGCTTCACTACCATCGTGTCCACATACAGCATCCCAACCAAGGGAATCATCAACACAAAGACCAGTGCGAACAGGATCAAGACCAGAAGGTATCCAATCGACCCCGATGATGAAGACTGATTATCCACATTAGGCATATCAGGTAAGCGACTACGAAAACCACCAGCACCGTTTCCAGCACCCTGTCCAGAATCTGATTTTTTAACTTTTGTCGCCGCCATGCTTTCACCCGCTTTTCGTGCAACTCCCGTGCCGCTTGCTCCGATTTTTGATCCAACAGCCGTTGATACTCTTCAACGATTTCCCGCCAGAGATCGGGTTGTCCCATCTCCCAGCGCACCATTTTCTCAAGATCGGCGTAAAACTGCTTGGTCTGCCGCAGATACATCACATTGTCTATGGCTTGTGTGGCAAGGTCGTCTTTTATTCCCTTTTTCAGATTCTCTTCACGCTGGTACTCAGCCTTCTCATGGCTGGTTTCTAACTCTGCGTGGCCCTTGAAAAAACTTGAAAGGGCTGTACCAACCTCACCTGTGATCTTTGTTAGATCAGACCCGGTTTTCTTCAGGTCTTGGTAAACGCTGATGCAGCCCTTTATGCCTTCATATGCCCCTTTACACAGGGCAAATGCTGTTACTGGATCAATGGCTGCTCCGCAGGCTTGGCCTCTTCAGGCATTGGAACCTGGGGGATGGCTTGCTCACGAATAGCCTGGATCATGTCAGCCACTTCAGCATAGGGGCGTGTACCCAAATACTGCATGACGGCGTTCACAAGGCCCAATGTCAATTCAATTTTCTTGTCGTTCATGCGTTTCTCCATAAAAAGCCGCTGTTTGGGCCAGCGGGTTGCCCTTATCCTTTATGCCCAAGGCACTCCAGTGGCGGTCACAGGGTTCTTTTGCAACTCAATCTGAGCCAGCAGGGAGGCTTCCGTGGCATCCTTGTCCACACCACCTGCCCAGCACCAATCCAAAACTTCTTGCATGGTCACGCTGTCATAGGGGATGGTGGGTGTGCCGGGTTGCCATGAACAAGTGCTGTACACAGATGCAGAGTAATCCCCATCTGTTGCATTTGCTTGCCAGTGGGCTGTGGTGATGAAACCATTTGCGGTTTCGTAGTTGGTTTGACTGATGTTCCAAACGATAGTCATGGTTTATGCTCCTTCTAAAGCAGTTATACGGGCGGTGAGTTGGGTGATGAGGGCTTGTTGCTCTTGGATGGCTTTTACCAGACGGGCCTCTGTTTTGCTCCATCCAGTAATAGACATGATTTTTTCAGACGAATCATCTGTAGAAATTACATCTGGGTAGACCTGTTGAATTTCTTGTGCAATAAAACCAATTTGATGCCCACCGCCGTAAGACTCAAGGTAATCAAACTCAACAGGGCGCAAGGCCATAATGTTGTCAAGCTGTGAAGGCAACTCAACAATGTTTTCTTTTACCCGTTGGTCAGATGTTGAACCAAATGCCGCCGTGTTTGCGCCGTTGGCTGTAATTTTGCCGCAGTTTGCCCCACCATTGTTAATTTGAAATTGAATAAAGTTTTGCGATGTAGTTGAATCGTTATCAAACTTGGTTATGAGAATTGCTTGAAATGCCGTATCGCCAGATGTTCCCGCCGTACCAATTGCGCTTTGTGATGCAGAACTTGTTTTTAAATTCAGCTTATAAGATGTTCCGCTAGTAACCCCCACCAGCAAGTTACCGCTGGAGTCGATACGGGCACGCTCACCCCAAGCAGACCCGTTGTATGTCCAAAAAGCAATTGGTTGCCCAGTTGCGTTTGTTCTGGCGGCAACAATTCCCGCTCCTGCGGTATCAAAGCCAAGAACAATTCCCGGCTGGTCAGCGTTTGCGGCAGAAGTTGAATGGAAACTTGCCAACCTATATCCAGTCCCAGAAAATGGGTCAGTTGCGCCACCTTGAACCGTAAGTTTGCCTGCTGATGCGTTAGTTGTAATTCCCACTAGCAAGTTACCGCTGGCATCAAACCTGCCGACACCGGTATTGTTGGTTCCAAATATCAATGAACCAGCGTTTTGATTGAAAAAGCTGACATCGTATGGGGACGCAGATAGTTGCTGAATATAAGCTGTAGCGCCAGTGTCTGTTTCAAAATTCAGTTTTACATCCGCTCCTTTGACATGAAGTCTAGAACTAGGACTTGTAGTCCCAATACCCAAGTTACCGCTGGCATCAAGGGTCATTGGACTATTCCAAGTAATTCCAGCATTTGCCGAACCAGATGTAATGTTTTTCCAATAAAAAGCCCCGCCAGATGTATAAAACTGTGATGCAAAATTGGCTGTTTTATATTTCCATCCACCATCGTAATAATAGTTACTGCCTATCCACATTGCTTCAGCAGATGGTTGACCAGCAAAAATAGCAGTTTGGCCTATTTGTTGAAATGTTAATGTTCCATCGCTTGTGCTTAAAGTTGTCCCCACGCCCACATTACCGCTGGAGTTGATCACGGCGGAGTCAGAAGGGCCAAAAACAAGACCATTGCTGCCATCAACATACAGTATGTTTACATCAGCACTATTTGCCGCATTACGCCCATAAACACGCTTTTGATTTGGTATACCTAAAACACCAATTGAAACACCAGCAGGATTTGTTCCGATTTGAACGGTAGTAAACGCCCCAGCAGCCGCAGTATTAGCACCAATAATTCCATCAAAGTTGGCTGCGTTAATTCTTCCGCTTACCCCTAAACCACCTGTGATTACAAGTGTTCCTGTCCCGGTAGTAGTTGAAGCAGTACCTGCGGTGAAAGTTGTTGCTCCATTGCTTGTTAAGGTAGTAAACGCACCCGTAGAAGCTGTGGTGGCACCAATCGACATATTGTTAATTGTTCCCACACCCGTAGATGTAAGAGCCAAAGTCGGCGCATTGGCTGCCGTAAGAGTGATTAGATTGGTATATGCTGCTCCATCCACATCGTAGGCGGCAAGAGCCAAAGTGTTGGTAAGCGCTTGGGCAGATCTAAGTACCGTGCCAGTTACAAATTGGCTATTTACGGTGATGGTGTCTGAAACAGCGTTACCAAGGGTAGTGTTACCAGTAACGGTCAAATCGGTGAACGTGCCTGGGCCAGCAGTGTTACTGATCTTGATAAAGTCTGATCCGTTCCAAGCGCACAGGGCTGATTCACCCTTTGCAATCGTTACGCCTGTAGTTGGGCCTACGCCCGCAAGAATAATAGATTGTGTGCCCGAGCTTGCATTGATGACCGTATAGATCTTTGACTGTGCCGGTGCAGTGATAGTGCGCGTAGCAGAACCGCCTGCCGTCCACAAAAGAATAGCTTCTCGTGCCGTATTAGACGATCCTTGAGTGGTGGTCAACGTTACATCTGAGTCTGCCGAAAGAGTGGTTGTACCGGAAATTGCAGAGTCCAATAGGGATGTAATACTATTGTTTACAGTGTCACCCCACGTGCCTGATAATTCGCCCGTAACTGGCAACGCCAAACCCAAAAGAGATGTATATGCTGTGGTCATTTCAAAGTCCTTGAGTCAAATATGTATGCGCTTTACGTTGTTTAATTAAAACAACCATTTTTTTACTGATGCCAAATTTAGCCGCAGTTTTGTTCAATGATTCATTATGGAAGAATATATCGCATACCGCCTGCTCAGACAACTTAGCGGTGCAGCTACGTTTTCCTGTACGTGTTTTTGCTGATGCCGCAACAGCTTCAGAACGGTGTTTTGCAAGTGTTTCTTTTCTTGCCGATTGCACTTCTTCAGAGACTACATCATGCCGCACACCACGCCCACGCTTAATTGGCGGGTATTTTGCGTTTAAATGAGTCCATGAACTGCCGTTACGGGCATCCTTGACTGTATCAATTGCACAATCAAGATCAAATTTCTTGGCAATCATGCCCAACACATCTGCATTGGAAATGTTCCAGTGTTGCGGATCCCTGGCAAATGCCACAATCTCTTCGGTAAGCAGTGAGCTTGGAATGGCTTCGCCAAACAACTGATCCATGCGGTCTTTGCCTTCACCGCCAGCCGTCAAGTTATACCCCTCGCCATTCTTGGCGTGAGTGTTGTGTTCAATGATAAGTTGACACTCAACCCTTTGAAGCTCTTCAAATGATTTTGCCTCATACAACACGGCAATGCTGAAGTTGTCTGTGCCATATTTACGCATGGCCCTGTACAGGCGTTTACCGCTTCCCGTTCGTGCCGCACACAAGTGTTCACGCCAACGCTTTGCCAAGGCACATTGAGTGATCCCAATGTAGCCGTGGCCGTTTACGTTATTCGTGATCTTATAAACCAGCATTTTCACTTTCAAGTTACGACTTCTTCCCAATTGGCGGTCTGTTCGTCTGAAACATTTGACCAATTAGGAGTCTGCGGGTTGCTGATATTTTGCCACGATGCGACCTGCGTGTCATCTATAGGTTTCCAATAAACCGCAATAACATCACCAACCGCACCTGCTGCGCTTACGCCTGTCAAAGCCAGTGACCTTGCAGCCACTGACACCGTTCCAACGGATCCTGATGCCAACACTCCAGACAAAGCAATGGATATTCCACTGACAACCGTTCCCACGGAACCATCTGCCTGCAACGATGGCAGAGGGACAATTACTCCGCCTGGGGATCCTGTTGCTAGATTACCCGTCAAACTGACCGCTGCGCTCTGAACAACCGTTCCTACGGCCCCAGACGCCTCAACACCCGTCAAAGCACTGCTCTTGTCACCGGTAACGTTACCAGTAGCTCCAGATGCTTCAACGCCCGTCAGCGCCACCAATCTTGATGTCGTGATAGACCCAACTGCACCAGATGCCAATACGCTGGTAATTGCTGCATCTTGACCGCTGGTAACGTTACCAACTGATCCCGCCGCAGAAACACCCGTCAGCGCAACCTCTAGGGTTACCCCTACATTACCAACAAATCCATTCGCTATATCGCCGTCTTCACCCTCTGAGGTGCTGGGAGCCATCGTCCCAACCGCACCAGAGGCTGATACCCCCGTGAGCGCAATGATAAGGTTTGGTGTGGCAGATCCTACCGCGCCTGTGGCGGTATTACCTGTGAGGTCAAGAGTACCGCCCCATCCGTTACTCCATCACCCCACCCGAGAGACACGGCTTACCCCTTTAGGTGGTAGCCAAGCGCAACAGAGCAGTCGAAGTCGTGTTGGAAGGCATCGTCAAGGTGAAGGTTCCAGCCGTGATCGTCTGCGAACCAAAGGTGTGAACACTAACGGCCTTGTTACTCTGTGTTGAGTTATAGATCAACACTGCATCAAACGCCGTGGTCAACGTCACCGTGGTGTAGCTGATCGAAGCCGAAGGCGTCCAGTACGCTGTGCCTGCGGTTGTCGAGGTGTTTGAAGATAGCGGAGCCGTTGCATTGGTCACCGTCACGCCACCAGCAGAGTACCCAGTACCAGACACTTCACCAGAGGCCGAATAAGCCGTGGTAGAAGCATTGATCGTTGCTGACGCAAGATACAAGGCCGCTTTAAACGTGTCAGCAGTGGTGGCTGCACGGATCGGTGCAGTGCCAAAGTTGTGAGTTGCTGTCAAAACCTCGCCCAAGAACGAAGTGGTCATTGCTTGTGTGTTTGCCATGATGTTTCCTTTAACCTAATGATGCGGCTTCAGCACCGGCAAAAACCGGCATTTTCTTCAACTGGACATGGGCAGAACGATGTACAAGTTCGCCCTCCAGCCAATACTCAACCCAGGTGGTCAACTCATTGTCATTGTCCACGGTTCCTTCCCGCTTCTCAAGCAAAGAATCATCCATTTCGCCCTTGGTGGTCGTGACTATCAATTTGAACTCCTGATCAGTGCTGTGGTTGATGTGTTGGCTGGCATCGTGATTAAGAACGTGGTGACTGATGTCTTGTCAGAACCAAAGTCCAACACGGCTATTGACCTGCCACTCAACCCTTCCTTCACGCTTGAGTTGTAGATCAAAGCACACCGGGCTGTGATTACACCTGTCCATGACACATTTGGAAAGCCTACATAGGCTGTGTATCCAGAACTGCTCACCGTGATCGGTGTTAACTGCAAACCCCCAGGCGCATAGTTTCCCCCACTTGCCTCATTGCTAGTGGAGTAAACGGTTGTGCCTTCATTCAAATTAGCATTCGCTGTATACAGGGCAATCTTGATCACATCCGTGGTCAAGTCATGGATGCCCTGATAAAGCTCAGCTTTGAAGCTGGTAGTTTGTGTTTGAACAATGCTCATTGGACTGCCGTTCTGACCTGACCATCACGATAAGCATCCATACGCTGTTTGCCATCGCCCAAATTCTTGAGCAGCGCAATAGACTGCAAATACATATCTTGGTAAAACTTGACCAGATCTGGCTCACCCTTCATGTATCGAATTGCCTCTACCAACGTGCCATTGAGCAGAGCAGAATCAAAGTGTTCGCCCAGCCATGTTGTTCCAGCAGTCACAATGGACTCTGGATAGTAGTAGTAGTGCAACTCAACTGAATACGTTGCATCTGGCGTAGGGCCAAGGATGAAAGACAACTCTGTTGCAGCCGTTGATTGCGGGCCAAAAATAGCATAGTGCTTGGGCTTGCCACGGTACGCCACTGACGTATTTGGGTACGCCTCACGCATGAAGTTAACATCTTTATTTAGCAAATAAAGATAGTCGCTTCCGTCAATCACAGCCAACGAATAAGCAGAGAGAAAACTTGGATCATCAGGGGCTGACAAGTATTGATTGCCTGCCGTGATTGTCCCCGTCACGTTCTTGCGCAAGTTAGACAACTGAACAGTGTTATAGATACGCTGCTCAGCCTGCTTAATCATTATGTTCATGTCTACCGTGGGAAACGTGTTCTCACAGTAGTCAGAAACAGCAATGACCAATTCGTTGTAAGTCATGCCATCGGGCCTCTTGCCATCACGCCCTTGGTGGCTGCGCCAGTACCACGGATTTTGATGCCGTCAGTCTTAGGTGCAGAGTAACCATTGCGATTGATGTTGCCAACAGACATATTCACATTTGCGGCTGCACTACCATTCGGCTCTTTGCCAGGGTTTGTCTGCATAGGAGCAGCTTTACCCTTCATAGTATGAGGAACAGCATACGTTGCCGCATCGCCAACTTCCTTGCCCATCATCTTGTTGCTAAATTTAGCCATTATTTGCTCCCAGATTTCTGGTTCATTGCGCGGGAAAGATTCTTCCCGTACATCTTGCGATCCATGCTGGTAGGGCCACCGGCTTTCATGCCCTTGGTGTGCATACGAGATTCATGGCCTTTGACCATTTTCTTGGCTTCGGTGTCGGCAATTGCCTTAACTTGCTTCTTGTCCATATCTGCTCCTAAGTTGTGCTAACCGTTACTGTACCAACACTTGCCGTTGCCACCAAGTAGTTTGGCGTCAGTGCTACATCAAAAAAGCTAGATCCGCCAACCGGACTCCAGCCCCACTGTATATCCCTGGAACCTCCAGTTGGGTATCCACCAAATCCAGTATTGTCAATCTGCAAGCCATTCGGCCCTGCCGTGACATACGTTGTGTCCCGCCTGGGCGCTCTCAGAGCCTGCGGATCCTCCACTGGATACATACCCAGCAACAATTGAGGATGATCAGGATCCCAGCACTCAGGACAAACTTTGATCTCATACCGCTTGGTCTTTACAACCTCGGTCTTGAGCTTCTTAAGTTTGAACTGCTGCCCGCATCGGTCACACTCAGCAATTGCAAACTTGCCTGATGAGTATGCATTACCCATTAGGGCGTACTCCCACCTATGAACATCTGTCTCGGCACAAACCTGATCGGCGCTTTCTCGTGATCTTCACCAGCCGCCAAAGTAAATTGCTCGTCATATGCCATCTTCAGCATATCCATGCGGCCCTGCAATTCAGGTACCTTCATGGCAATGTAGTAAGCCAAACCCGATACTACACAGGGCAAGAAACGGAAATTCATGTCTGCAACCTGGATACCAGACCCGGCATCTTGGATCCGGCGCATACGGTAATACACAAACTCATACGATGTAGAGTTATCTGGCGTAGGCCACACTGTTACCGCTGGTAGCTGGGGCACAAATACCGCCGTAGCAGTCGTGTGCGTAGCTGCGGTAGTGTTAGCTTGCCCACGGAAGCATGAACCTATCTCGTTCCCAGAGATGTAGCCGTAGTAAATGATTTCATTGTCCAGCTTGATAAACCCAGAAGACGCTAATCCAACAGTGGAAGTCAACGTAATCGTGGTTGCCGTGGTGGTAACGCTTCCACTTGTCAGCAAAGTAGTGGGGTTTGTTTCACCAGACAAACGCTGAATCCAGACCTGGATTGGCCTAGCTTGCTGCAATTTGTTGGGAATGGTTGCATAAGTAGAAACACTAATGCGGGAAATAGTCAGGTCTGCCTGGGTTGAAGAGCTATTTGCACCCGTTCGAATCACATGATCCAGCAGATCAATGGTGTCCGATGGCAGCGCATAGGTGTTCAATCCTGGCGTCAAAGGGAATGATCCAGCCTCGATAGTCCACATATTTAGACCACGATTTGCCCATTCAATGGTCATCAAATTCATTGACCTGCGGGCTGTTCGCAAGTCATAGCCACTACGCATTTCACGCCCAGCACGTTCCCACGCCTCCTCGGCGATCTCCGTAAACTCCATGTTGAACGCTGAAGTGCCAGTGCTGTATGCCATTATCTAAAACCTGCTGTTTTCTTTGCTATGACTTTAGGCTGGGCCACAAACTGCTTACCTGCCGCCTTACCTTTGCGCTTAGCTTTGGTTGTTGCAGCGTACTCAGCAGGGGACAAAGACTTAATAGCGGCTTCAGGGAGATACCTCTCACCTGTTTTTGACGAAGGCTTCCCCGACTTAGTGCGCCATTTCTGGTCGCCCCAGTTTTTAAGGGAAGTCTGCGGTGCTTTCATTCAAAGTCTTCAGCGGTCAAGCCAGCATCTTCAAGTGCCAACTCTTCTAAAATTTCATCCGTGCCACAAGTGCAAGGGCCATCTTGCATCACGGCGCAATCGTCCATATGTCCTTTAATCACGATAACCTCCTCCAGCCGCTTTGTACTTCTTAGCCACAAGCTGCGCCTTACGGGCTGACCATTGGCCTGCGCCCGTGCCATGAGTTGCCGCTGCCTTGACCTGCGACACAATCTTCTTGCGCAAGCTGGGCTTGGTATAGTTTCCAGCAGCGTTGACCTTACCCCCCTCAGCGTACTGAGTGAAGTCAGTGTCATCACGCCTAGCCTTCCTCACCCCCTTGGGCATTTTGGAAGGGTTTATTGATCCCATACCACGGCTTGCTCTCATTTTTTAGCACCTTTAACTTTTTTGGCTAAAAACAATTTATCAACCATCTTTACCCGTTGAGGCTTGGTTGTAACTTTGTTGATAATACTTAGCCGTTTGGACGCATCTTTACCTGGGTCGTAAAACCCAGCTTTTTTTAAAGATCTAGCTACTCCGGCTTCAGTTTTTGAGGTTGCCATAGCATTAGCAGGCTTTGCCGCCTTTTGCAAGCATCTTGCCTTTGGTCTTGCCTTTTTGAGCAATGCCATCAGCACGACTAGATGCAGAACCACCCTTGGCATAAGACATACCGCCACCCATCATTTTCTTTGCCATGCCGCCATGTTTCATCTTGCCTACGCCGTCAGCAGCAAAAGCAGGAACTTTTTTTCCGTCTTTCATAGCCATAGGCATACCGCCGCCAGCCATCTTTTTCATGCCCATCATCTCGGACATTTCATGTTTCATCATGGATTTAGGAGCGCCCTTGGCTTTCATAAAGCCAATTTCTTTCTTAACCATTGCTTTAGATTCTTTCATGTCACCACCTCGTGAAAATGTTTTGCCTTTATCGGCTTTTGCAAACTCTTTTCCCACGGATTGTGGGACTCCTGCTTTCTTGGCGAACGATGGATTGTGGGCCACCGCCTCCATGAATCTGTGCTGTTTGGCGCTATGAGAGGGCACTTCGCTGCTCCTTCATAAACAGGTCAAGTTTATTCTCAAACCTGTCTAATCTATCCATTATCCGATCAATGTCTGTATGCAAGTCTACCTTGGTAACGTATTCTTTTGGCATTTCTTCTCGGGTTTTGTTGATCAAAATCTGAAGTCGTTTGATCTCATCGGACTTCTCTTTCAGATTCCAACCAAGTAGCCCCAGAAAGGCCGTCAAAATAGCATTCCAGATAGCCATTTCCATCAGCACATCTTCCCGCGAGTCTTGCCCCGTTGTGCAATGCCGTCAGCACGGGATGAGGCTGACACCTTACCACCCTTTGCATAGTCTTGCTCTTTGGTTTTTCTGGTGTACTTTTCTTCCAGAATATCTTGCCGGGCGTTCTTCTCAGCCGCGCTCATGTTGGCTTCTTTGAACTCTTGAGCAGTTGGGCCACCCTGACCACCACGCCCAGCGCCCGCTTTATCAGAAGCGCCTTCGCCCGTGTAGGTATAACCCCCAGAGCTAGGCTTTGGATAATCAGCAAAATTAAATTTGCTTTTATATGGGCGATTTGTCATGCGCTCATACTCATCAACGGTCATGGTTTTGCGTTTACTTGTGTCGGCCATGATTAGCACATCTTTCCGCGAGTTTTACCACGCTGAGCAATACCATCGGCACGACTAGATGCCTTGGAAACGCTTCCACCAGTTTTGTAGGATGAGCCCAGAGCTTCACGAATACGCTTACCAAGCGGCCCGCTATCAGCACTAGCAGCCTGTGAAGATCGCACAGACTTTGCATAATCAGAATCCGCTATTTTGCCTGAACCACTTGGCGCAGCCGTGGCACCCATTTTCTTGCGATTCTCTTCATAACGAGCATATGTTGCCGCTTTTTCTTCATCGCTAGGCCCAGCAAATACGCCGTATGGGCCAAACCCACGCTTAGTTTCCGATGTTTTAGGTGCAGATTTGACTGGTTCCTCCGCTTTGGGAGCAGGTTTTGCAGGAGCTTTTTCAGTTTTGGCGGCAGGTTTTGCCGGAGCAGATTCACCACGGCGAGTTAAGCCACGCTCTTTGTTTAAAAAGTCACGCAATGACAAACCAGAAGCTTTTAATTCTTCTTTTGTCACGATGCGATTTCCTTTGTCGCCTTTTACGCCCGTCTTTTCGTTAATTACAGTAACTTCCGGCGCAAGTTGCGTTGCTTCAGACATACCAGTAGGCGCAGGGCGCTCATCTTCTGCGCCACCGATCATGCTTCCCTCTGGACCAGCGAAACGTTTCATCTTCTTCATAATTACTCCTTGATAGGTTTTAACAATTCCAAGCGTGCAATGCTTTATTAATCCGACTGTTTGGATCTTTGGCCGTCTTCTCGGATGTGAGCTTCTTTTTCATCCCAGTCATCCTTGCACAGAAAGAGTCTCGCCTGCTGCCGCCCTCTGGTTGAGGAGGCTTCAGATTCATACCCTGTTTTTTCGCAGAGGCCCGACCCTTGGCGTTTAAACCACCACTTGGGTTCTTGCCTTCTTTGCGTTGCCATGCTGGGCTAGCCATTTGCCACTTTCAAGTGCAGTTTTGCGTGTTCTTTGAGCAACGGCTGCAAAGCATCTTGCTCAAAGTTACGGGTGAATTCTTGTGTGCCAATGTGTGGCAGGCTGATCATCGGATCCAGATAGATCTTGAATCCATGCTCCCTGGCCCTGCGGCAGAACAGGTAATCCTCGCCAATGTATTCGCCATCAATGATGGCAAAGTCAAAGACGGCATACTCATCTGATCCATCTCCGTCACCCTTGTACTTCCACTCAGGATGGGCTGCGATCATGGATTCAATCACATGGCGGCGAATCAGCATAAAGCCTGTCGCTACGCTCTCCACACGCATCAGGCCGTTCTCATCAAACTCTAACTGGTTGTGTTCATCCAGGTAAAAGTCTAAGAAGAATTTGGCATCTGCTGCCCTGCGGGGATACGTTCCAGCCACAACGTCCCGGTCAGTAGCCAAGGCTAACAGCCGTGTTACTGCATCCACATTGATGACGACATCGGCATCCACAAACAGCAGATCGGTACAGTCTGAATCCATGAAGTTGGATACCAGCTTGTTCCGTGCTTTGGTGATGATTGAGCATCCAGACAGGTGTACCAAATGAATGACAACACCCATCTTGTCCAACTTGGGAACGAGTTGCGCTATGGCAAAAGCGGTCTTGATGTTGACCTTGCCGTCATAGCAAGGGATCGCAATCATAAGCTTGCGCCCCACCAAGTTGAAGCTTTTATCAGCCATAGTAAATATTAGCGGAAAGTAGGTTGCTCATGCTCAAGTAAATACCGTTTTTAACCAGTATTCCTTCGCCGGGAATCAACGCAAAATTACCAAACAAGTCAGCCGCACCAGTATCGTAGCTGGCAAGCCACAGTGATGCGTATACAGCCGCCGTTCCAGCAACAATAGTCCCAGAGTTAATGTCTGTGACGGTAAACGTGTTTGCGCCTGTGCGTGTAATCGAGTAGTTGCCGTTCGTGCCTGAAGACCCACTGGCTGTTGCAAAGGCAAGCCCAACTACATCCCCAGTAACCAATCCGTGAGCGGTCTTGGTAACAGTGATAAGCGTAGCCGCCCTCTCATATGTCGCAGAAACGGGTGCTGTGGCGGTGTCAAAGATGTCCAGTGTTCCAGCCGTGGCTGTGCCAACCATAGAAACAGCTTTGAGCCTGTTTCGCCCTAAAACAACAAACCCTGAGTTGTTAAGGTGTCCTGATTTAACGTCAGTTTGCATTCCCATAATCAATCTCCTAAAAAGTGGGGGCCGAAGCCCCCTGGATCAATTAAGCGGATGCTGGGAACTGCGAACCGTTAGAGTCGGCAACAACGTACATGATGGTGTACTGCACAGTACCTGCGGTCACTGCGGCCACGGTAGGAGTCATGGTGGCAATCACTTTAACGTCCGTTGCGCCAATACCAATCCCGTTAGGCGAAGCAGTTGAAGTCACGCCACACCATGCGCCCAATTTGGCGGCTGCGTTGCTGATAGCCGCACGGCCAGCGGAAGTTACGTCAGTAGCGGCCCAGTACAAGGCGGCGGTTGTGCCGTCACCAATGCTGACGTTGGCGGCGGTTGAGCCGGTAAACGCAACAGTGGTATCAATCAGGATGTCAACGATTTGTGCGCCAGCAGGCAAAACACAAATGGTGTCGGTGGTAGCCGATGCGGCCTGACCGGTGTAGTTCTTTTTGAAGGTTTGAGAAACAACGGTTGCACCGCAGTTTTCAATCGTGCCGACAGTGGTGCCGGTAGTGTTACGAACAGTGCCCAACAGCCAGGGGCCAAGGTGAGTAGCGAAACCCATATTCAATTCTCCATGCGTTAAAGCGTATCAATCTTGCATGACAGTCAGCCGGGACTGTTTGATACGCCGGGATTCCCGGTTTAGAAGCAATATATCATGCTTTTAAATGGTGTGCAACAAATAAAAAGGGCTCCCGAAGGAGCCCTAGTGGCAGGCCAGTCACCTCTACCGTACTGGGATTTATCAAGACGAACCGGGTGATCCGAAGATGCCCAGAGGGTCAGACACGCCGAAGCTGTAACGCTCACGGGCCTTGTAACGAACGTTACCAGTGTCGAAGTCACCGTCCATGCTGTTTTGCAGCGGGGTACGGATGAAGTGCTTCAGACCGTTAGGTACGTCAGTCATCAGGAACCAAGCGTTGGTGTCGGTCAGATAGTGGTTAACGCAGTAACCTTCTGGAATCGAGCCATTGTTCTTCAATGCGTTGACATCGTTGTCAGTGGTGCCGACACGGAGTTCGGTTTCCAACAGACGAGTAGCAACGAACATCAAAGAAGGAGGAACGACCAACTTCTTGGGCTTGGCTGCAATCAACAAACCACGCTCATCCGTCCAGCCTGCGATTTGAATGACGGCATTCTCAAGAGAAGTCTCATTCAAGTCAGCGCCAGTGGAGGGGCGATTGCTGTTAACGCCACCAGAGATCAAGGGGTGGGCGGTGCTACACAAGGTAACGCCGTCACCGTAGGTCACTGTAGTGGTGAACGCATTGTTCAACACATAAGCGGCCTTGACCTGCTTGGTGTAAGCCATACCACGGGCCAGAGCTTTGGTGTAGCGGCTGGACAACGAGTCATACAAGTTGTCTTCCACTGCTTCTTCCGTGATGGAGAAGCCCATAGCGATGGTTTCGTGGTTGTAACGAGCCGTCCACGCTTCCTGAGCATTGTCATAAGCGATGGCAGAGCCTTCGTTCTTGACAGGTGCAGCAGAGAAACCAGACAGTTTCGTTTCTTCTTCAAAGCTACGTTCCGAGGTTTCGGTTTCGTAGATCTCTTTATGCTCTTCGCCGTATTTAGCGTACTCCAAACCAAACAAAGCGTTTAGGCCGGGGAGCAGTTCCTTGAGCAGTTGTGCGCGTGAAATTGCCATTTCTTACTCCTTAAACACCAGTGGTGTTGTTATATTGGTGAGTGTTGATTTTCACCAACAATTCGGTGTAAGTGTCAGCTGCGGTAGCAGTCTCAGGCACAACATCGATCACACGGATTGGGATAGTGGCGGTAGTGCCTGCACCGGTCAAGGTCACAGCGAAAGCAGAGTTACCAGTGGTAGTGCTTCCAGCGTTGAGAACCAAAGCCAAGTTTGTGCCGACAACGGTACGACCTGCGGAGCTCATGGTAGTGCCAGAAGACACAACAGCCACTTTGAAAAGTGCTTGCTGGTCATCAACAACATACGCATAAGCGGGGTTAGCCGAGGTGCTAATGGAAGCAGGCAAATACTGACCTTCAACGGTTTGACCGCTGGAGTTCACATATTGACCGCCGACACACACGCCGACAATAGTGCCAGAGTTAGTGGTAGTTGAGAGAATCAGATAGCCGGTGCTGTCGATTTGAACCGTATCTCCAGAGAAGATAGCAGTGCCAAAAGAAGCGGCAACGGGAATCTGTCGGAAAGCACCAGCGTATGGCTTGCCATCAATTGAATTGATGGGCTTTAGGCCATAAGGTGCTGAGACAGTGGGATAAGCCATGTTTTAAGCTCCAAAAAAGTTAAAGACCTTTACCAAAAACGACCTTGGTGCTACGTTCTTTGAACATAGGCATCCGAGGATCACTTTCTCGCATGAAGGTGTTATCCACCGAGGCCATCTGTGCATCTGCCTGATTAGCAAAATACGCATCACGGTCTATAGTAAATTCCACTGGGGTTTTGCAAAGCAACAATCCACCGATCTCAATACTGTCTGGGAAGCGGTTAGCTTGTCCGCCCATCAAACGAATTTCGGGGTGTTCTGATGCTTTTACTGGCTCCCATCCTTCACGGAGTTTCGAGGAAATATTCAGAGCATCTGAAGTACCAAGTGTGCTTAAGCGGATCCAACGGAACGCATACCCATCCTCTGGATGAGGGTCAGGTAGAAGTTGGGGAGGTGCCCATTTACGGGGACGCTCTGCTCCTGCACGGCTTTCGGTTTCCCGCTTAGCGCGAGTTTGTACTGCATCTGTCATTTTTAAGTCCTCATTTGTTCCGCAACCTTACGCGCATAGAGTTCCAAAGGAACGCCCAGACGTTTGGCGATATTTACTTGGGTTTGAGTTAGCACAACCTTTTTAGGGGCAGAGCTTCTCGTTGCTGGCGCAACCACATTCGATTTTGTTCGCCGTTCTTCCTTTTCAGGCTTCTCAGCGGGATCCTCAGATTCGAAGGCATCTGGGAACACTTGGCGCATACGAGAATTTACCTTCTCGTAGTAATCATCTGAAGTCGGATCCACTCCATTTTTGACTAGCTTGTTGTGGAGTACAAGCGCAAAGCCAGTCATCTCATCGTCCGACCCAAACCAAAGATTCGTTTCTCTCCACTTTTCCGCTTTGGGATCCGTGGGAGGCGAACTTTGCGGTATTGTTACCGAAGTTTCTTCTTCTTGTAAAGAGGCGGGCTTAAAATTGTTCACCCGGTCAAGTTTTATCTTGGTGGATGTCAAATCTTCCTGCGCCTCTACTAAAGCCTGAGAATCTCCAGCTTCATACGCCTCTTTGTACTTGCGCCGGGCTTCCTCCATCTCCGCAGCAACAGACTTTTTGGCCTGCTCCAGCAGAGCATTCTGCCCTTGATTAAGGGATCCTTTGAGCTTTTTGTTCTCTTCTACGATGGTTTGAGCCACCCGAATAGCCTCTTCTCTCTCCTTCAGAGCCTGTTCGGTACGGCGTTTTTCCTCGTGATAGCCCTTTTGTAGGTGCTGTATCCGCCGTCTGACCTTCTCGCCGTACTGCGAAAGCTCCTCTTCATCAGCATCTTTAGGAGGTTCCTCCATCTTTTTGCTGTTTTTGGGCGTGTCATCGACAATTTCTACCTCGGCTTCACCCTCGGCTTCAATTTCGATCTTAATTTCCTGCTCTTCATCACCCTTTTTGGCCTTTTTATCCATCTCATCGGGGAATTTGTACTCAGTTTTTTCCATTTTTGCTCCTTACACCCGTGTTACGCCACGGGGATCTTGCACAACGGCCTCAACAGAGTCATCATTGATGATTCGGAACTCTTTTCCGTGGATTTTGATGCGAGTACCAGTGTTGGGTCTAACCAACACAAAGTCTCCCACCTTGCAGGAAGGCCCAGAAGGGAACCTTTTATCGTCTTTGAAGGCATCTGGCCCCATTTTCACGACAAAAAGCACTGGTGACAGTAACTCTTCAAAGTGCATGGTCGTGTTTGCCTTCACCAAACCGCTTTCATACTCATCATCAATGTCAGGTAGGACACATAACAAGTGGTATGTAGCTGGATCTGGCACCTGTTTCGCCTTTTCATCCGCCGAAGCATTCAAAATGCCCGACAAATCTACGGCTTGAACATCAAACTCAGTCATCATCATCATCCTTTAGTTTCCGCACAAGGTCATTGATTTCCATCTGTGCGGTTTGCAGACCTCGGATTGCTCCGCACAGCTCTTTGTAATGAGCGTAGTCTTTAGCTACGCCATCACTCAGCACTCCTAGATGTTGATTTATGTGTTCTTGAATCTTCTTGTTCAAAACATCTGCCAGTTTTACATCCATTACTCTTTACCCTTCATTGACTCCAATTGCCGAATAACCATGTCTGATTCAATGCGTGCCTTGGCTTGCAATTCCTGGGATTGGATACGTTTCATCTCTTTGGCAATGTCGCCATCAATTCTCTGCTTCTCAAGCTGCAACTTCTCCATAGAGATCTGTGAATCAATCTGATCCTTCTGCGTCTTGCGTTGCACATCGGCCTTCTTAATCTCCAACTCGGCTTGTTGAATTTGAATCAAAGGATCTTGTGCAGCTTGCTCAGCTTGCTGCTGCTGACCCTTGGCTTGGTTGGCCTGCATAAGCTGCTGTGAGCCTTGAGCCACCAAACGGGACAACTGCACTTCAACATCTTCCGGCAAATCAGCATCTGGATTAGGCAGAGGAACGCCAACTTGTTCTTCAACATCCTTGCGATATTTGAATGCCAAGTGTTCTGCTATGTGCGCCATGATCGCAGCTTGCATCTGCTGGGCCATTGGGTTCTGACCAATAGTCGCTGCAATCATTGGATCTTGCATAAATGATTGATGCGCCATGATGTGAGCATCTTGGTCTTGATAGATAAACGCCTTGGTGGGTTCGCCTCTCAAGAAAGCCATGTTTTCACTGATCGGATCTCGTGGCTTCTGATCATCCTTAGTGGGAACTAGCTTGTCTGCATTCTTCACTCCCAGCACTTCAATCATTTGACGGTGCAACTGGGGCAAGTTATAAATCTGTGGAGCCTGCTGCGACAACTGAATGATCGCCTGATACTGCATGATCCGCTGGGCCATCGTTGCAGAGTTAGGGTCTGACACTGGAATTACTTCCACCATGTCATAGTCTTCTTGCTTGGCTTTACGGTTCCCGCTCTCAGGATCGTACTCATACTCTTTCGGAGCATAGTCACGGATAATGCTCTTCAGGATTTTGAATTCCTGCTTCATTGAGAAATGCACACGGGCCTGCACAGCAGACATCGTTTTTAACTGCCTCTCAAGCAAAGCCAGCGTAGTACCCACAGGAGCATTTGCGCTCATATCACTGACCTTCATGTCAGCAATAGATCCCAATCTACGACCCTCATCAGTAATGCGCTCTAACAAACCAGCCAATACTTGACTCGGTTCCTTATAAGGAAGAGCCATGATGTTATCTTTAATCGACCCGCTAGGAACGTCTACATCCCTGAACTCGCCAGGAGAGATCGGTGTATCGTCACCTTTCACTCGTAAACCACGCGACTTCAATCCGCCGGGTAGATTGCTCAACGTACCAGCATCGATCAACTGACGAATCAGCGATGTACCAGCCCGTGCATATCCGCCAATCAAATGTATGTAGCCAAATCCATAAGCACCAAACCCAGGAACGTAGTCATACTGAACCATGTGCTGACGCTTCAAACGCATTACGTCTTCTTCATCGTAGTTACGATAGATCGACAAAACCTTACCCGTCCCGGCATCTATCGACACAATGTAAGGTAATGCGATTTCATCTTCATCTTCATACCCAGGCATTTCGTAATCGATCTGCACTTCATAAATCTGATACCGATCATCGTCAGTCAAAGAGTAGCCTTGCTCCTCGGCTTTCTTTTTCTCTACGTCAGTATGTATAGCAACAGGATCCCCTAGATCCACATCTCTATAGAATCCTGCCGCTTGTAATTTGCGTATATCGTTCTTTGTCTTGCGCATAACGTGCGTCACACGCTCAGCCGTTCTAGCTCCACTAGACCCGTAAGGAATGATCACATCTTCCGCAGGTATATATATAGAGGTCTGTCTTCCCAGGGCCGGATCAAAGTAGACTTTCTTAAAAGCCGATCCACTTAGCCCTAAGTTAAACAACATTCTTTCATGTTCAGGGCGGTACTCAGGCATCGCCTCAGTCAACTGATAATTCATATCAGTGCGCACGCGCTCGGCAGCATCTTCTTTTAGCTTACTGATTGCTCCGATAATTTCTGTCTTGACCGGCCCCTGTGCTGGAAACGTTTCAATGATTGTTTCACTCTGGAACCTTACAGCCGCTTCGGTCAGGATAGTAGAGAAAACACCACAAGCCCCATTCCAAGGCTCTGTTCTTTCTTCATACTTCATGCCCAAAACTTCCAAGCCCTTGACAAGCATCTCCACCCAATCTTTTCGGGAGTTAATGTCCGCCTCGACCATATCTACAATATCTGCCCCGACTTTTTCTAGCTCACCCTCATCCATGAATTCAGCCAGATTAGAGTCAAATTCCTCACCCTCTTTTTCCTCACGTTCGGGCTCCAAAGAAATTTCAATCCCATCAATACCTACGGTAACAGCATCTGGGTTTTCAATTTCAATCTCCATGTCCGGCATATCTAATGCCTCAAGACCCTGGGGAGCAGCATAGAGTGATTTTGCAATGTCCATTTAAACCTCAATAGTAAGCGTGTTTTCTGCGAAAGCTTCTAAGCTCTTCCCGTTCATCGGAAGCCAGCCTTAAAAACCCACCTTGGCGGAACCTGATCAATGCTTGAGTAGAAGAATCCACCAAGTCATCATTGGGCGCATTTGGAAACGCCGCCATCTCTTCAATCAATTCGTCAGCCCATCTTGTCTCAGGTGCCCACACTTTACCCGAACTAAATAAATCAGCAACTGAATTGATCCGCACAAACTTGTCGTTACCTCTACTGGGCGTGTATTCACTGACCACAATCCCCATCTGTCTCAACTCAAATATCAACGGGCTACCCGCTGCTTTCGCTTCAATTACAAACGCATCTGGCTCCCAGTACGTGTAATTCTGATGGGCCTTTTCCTTCAACTCAGGAAACTCCATTCGCTTCTTAAACGCATCCAGCAAAATAATGTTCGCATCGTCAGAATTCTCATTCAAATAAAACACACCCCAAGTCGTACACGCCGAATAGTCACTTCGCTCATTCTTCGTAAACGCCGTGTCCCAACTCTGAATAATAAATTGACAAACAGGTGGATCCTCTTTTGTCCATCTCTTCCACCATTCCCGTTTAACAATTGCACCCTCTTCGCCCGTTGGGTTCTGCTGATACTGGGCGTTCCACTTAGCAGCCGGAAGTTCCTCCCTTAGAGCAGACAGCTCTTCAAAACTCCAGAACTCAGGCCACAGAGGTTTTCCTGACGGCATGATAGCAGGCAACTCAATGATCTCCCACTCCTCACCCTTATCTCTACCTGCTGCATCCTTAATGACTCTACCAGTTAGATCTCTATCCCCCCAGCGGGTCATCACTATTACAATAGACCCCCCAGGTTGTAAACGTTGCCGAGGGCCAGAGGTGTACCACTCATATACCTTATCGTAAACAGACGGATCCCCAGCCGCTAAAGCAGCCTCTTGTTCCGAGTGCGGATCATCAATAATCAATAGATCCGCGCCCTTACCCGTTACCGTTCCCCCAACGCCAATAGCGAAATACTCACCTCCTCCATTGGTGGCCCACCTACCTGCTGCTTTACTGTCTTGTCTCAATGCTACGTTCGGAAACACTTTTGCATACTGTTCTGAGCCGACAAGGTTTCTAACCTTACGGCCAAAGCCAACAGCTAGATCCGCCGTGTTAGAACACTGAATGACCTTCTTATTAGGGAACTTCCCCAGGAACCAAGACGGTAGTAGATAAGAAGCAAACTCCGACTTAGTGTGCCGAGGCGGCATATTAATAATAGCCCGCTTAATTTTCCCGCTGGCAATGTCTTCAAATTTCTTAGCCATCAAAGCATGATGTCTCCCACTCACAAATCCAGGCCACATCATCTTCACATAATTCATAAACCCATCTTGAGCCTTTTCTCTTTCCACAGCACCGCGATACTCCATCACCTGAGCCATGAACTTCTCATACTCATGCGGCTCCAATTTATCAATCAACTGCTCAAGCTTCATATCTTCCTTGTAAGTTTCGGTGGAAACGTTACCACCTTACAACATCCTTACGTAAGTTTTGCGTAAGGTGGTAACGTTTCCACCTTACAGTATTCTTACAACGCATCATTCCAAGTCCCTGAACCTAATATACACAGGCCTGACCGTCCTACCTCTCTTCTCTATCTTCTTCACAACACCAAGGTCTACTAACCTGTCTACTAACCTTTTCGTATTTGCCAGACCCATCTTTCCACGTATATACGCAATATCCCTCAACGTGGGTGCATAGTGGTACTTCTTCCACCACTCATCAATCACTAAAAAAACTTCGTTCTGCATAGGACTCATCTCTATCTCCATACACTCCTCATACGTCATATCACTAGGCCGTGGAATCATCCGCTTGTTAAAAATTTTTTTGGTACCCCCCACCCCCTTATTCAAACTTTTCATGGGGGGGGTCTTCCTGTATGGGGGTTTGTTTATCACTGGCAAATTTTTGAGTTCGTTTGAGTGGAATAGTATGTTTGAGGACTTGGGACTCCGCTTCGTCAGTTCGGGTGGTGGGCTCTGGGTGGGTGTCGGCTGGCAGCGTTTCCAGCGGTTCAGGGGTCAGTTCTGCTAGCAAGCTGTCAGCGTCTACCTCTATTGCATCCACTGCGTTGCCCTTCATTATTGCCCTGAGTTGTTCTAGTAGCTGAGCCTTTGCCTGAGTGCTGCTATTGGTATTGATAACCTCACGCCTCTCCAGGAAGGCACCGACCTCGACCACAGTGCCGAGCACCTTAACCGCTTGAACCTTAACGCTGTCTTTTGTGTCAGGGGATATAGCTACATCAACCAAGGTTTTGATAACTAACTGTCGCAAAGCTTCTGGTGTTCTATGTTTCGCAGCCTCTAACGCTAACTTATAGGCATCTACTTCCTGAGATATTCGGGGATCGGTTGAGAGCCTATAACCTGCGTCTCCGGCAGTCTTGGGTTTAGCTGTGCTGCTATATGTCCTGCGATATGCTTCCGCCTTCGTGGTTCCCCTGGCAAGCTCTTTAGCGAATGTCTTTTGCTTGTGTGTTAATCCCTTGGAAACGCTTACACCAAGTATCTCAGCCATTGGTACTTGGTCTAATCCTTCATTGATAGCTTTCCTGGATAACTTATGCACGGCTGCTCCGCTTCGCTTTGTTTAGATGCCCGCAGTATATGGGAACAGATAGGGAAAATCAATCACCCCCGCTAAACCGATAAAAACATATCATTGGACGCATTGTCAACACCCCATTGACAATCAGCGTTCTACCTGTGAGGTAGTGAGTGAATATAACAGGCAGCAACAAACGAAAGGACAACGCCATGATGTATAGAGTAATTGCAAGCTATCGCAAACCATCCGAGCCCATGCCATACGCTGAAGCTATTGCGATGGTTTACCACCTCCGCAGCCAAGGCATCCACGCCCACGCCGAATTAATTTAAAGGGCAAACCATGACGAACACAGCCGCACTACTAAAACAAGCATATAAAGAACTAGCCGAATCGGAACAGCACCCGAGCCGTGAATTAACACCCGCACAGTTAAAACGCCGCTTGCTGCTAATCGCCCACGAGCGCAACCAAGCACCGCCCACAGAAGAAACCACCCAAACGGATTTGTTCGCATGAATTACTTTATAGCTTGCAGCATGACCAAACTGCCCCACGCTGCCCCAGCCGCTGATTTGTACCAGGGGCAAGCATTCAAAGCCGCCCGAGAAATAGCAAGGCTGCAAGGCTGCGCCTTTTGGATTCTCTCCGCAAAGCACGGACTTATTCACCCCAACACAATCACCGACCCCTATGATGAATATCTCGCCAGCATGAAACCCGCCCAGCGTAAAACCTGGGGGCAAATGGTTTGCGAACAGATCAAAGCCGCACGCCTGGACGCTGAGCCCGCAACCATCCTAGCGGGTAAGCATTACGCCGACCCCATCGCCCACCTATTCCCCACCCTTAGCCG